GGGCAAAATCCTGATAGTCATAGTTTAATTTCTGAGCACTTTGGGATAAATGAAGATGATACTTTCAAATTTGAAATTGGAATGAATGCAGAGGATGTAAAGAAATTGGCTGAAGCTCCATTGACATTTGAAACGGTAGAAGAATTGGAAAAGTATTACGATGGCGGGATTGATTTTAAGCTTTTCCCACTTGAAGGTCTTTCTCTCATTCAGAATTGGTTAAAGGAAAACCAAGAGAAAATTATTGAAGCAGGAAAACTGAAGTTTGGAGCTACGTTGCAGAAAATGATTTTAGTTAATGAACCAGCAAGCTTTGTTGTGGAACTCTCTTATGCACGCACACTTAGCAGACTGGAAGAAGAAATAATAAATGGTCAACCTTTTACAAAGAGCACTAGAAGTAAACCTGGATGGTGGCTTTCATCTAGAATATTCCCTAATATCCAATGTTACTTCAAAATTCCCGGCGAACATAGTGGAGAAGAACTTGTATGTAGAATTTTTGTAAGAAGATATTATGCGAGCCATGCTTTTATAGACCAAAATGGAAACCCAGCTAAACAAAAGGAATTACGAATATTAGTAACTCCTATAGAAAAGATAGTAAAAGAAGGAGAAACTTCATAATTACTAACCTAAGGGGCTTTTAGCTCCTTGGGTTAGTAAATTTAATAAAACAAGGAGGAAGCAATGATTGATTTCTTTGGCTTTGTAATAGCGTTTTGGTTGTTTGGTTGGATAATAATAAAATGGGTGAATGATTAGAAAGGAGGTTAAAATGGAAAGAAAATTTAAACAAATCAAAGAAATTTTGGCAAATTTGCCAGACAAATGTCAGCTAATAGAAGAATATGCTGAGGAACTTCTTACTGACAAAGAAATAGAAGAAGCAGAAAGTTATTTAAAAGAGGTTTATAGTGGAGATGTGGGAGTTATTTGTTTAGTAATGTCTTCTAATTGTGCTGCTTTTCTCTTTCTATATGAAGACCAGCCTGAAATGGTAGATAGTGCCCCCGAATTGCTTGACGTATTGTCATTTGAAATGTTCTCTGCTGATGAATTTGAAGACCTAGACGATAAAGAAAAAGAAGAAGTGGAAAAGGAAGCCCAACAAATTCTTGAGAAATCCTTAGCTATTTTAAAAACGCAATGTATAAAAAAGAAATAAATTATACAAGGAATTTTACTTGTAGGAGGCCAATCATGTATAAAAAAAAATATCAAAAAAAGAAACTGCCTAAAGTAGGGTTCACTCGTTATGGCCATCCATCGCATATAAAAGGAATGAGACGGTTACTTGCAAATAAGGCATTTAGAAAAAAATTTGAAATTGTCTCAGATAAGCAGTGCAAAAGGCTAGAAAAGGAGCTTGTAAAATGAAATTGCCATCTTACCACATTCATGTAACAGAAAATGAAACTATCTTGTATTTTTGCGAGGATAAAATTATAGGCGTGCCTCTTTCTTTTTCATCATTAAAAGTAGAAATGTATAATGGCTTAGCCTATATCGGAGATTTAGAAAAAGGCGGTGTTTGGTGCACTGAATGGAGATATGGTCTGCACCTTGGTAAATTATGCGTTGTCTGCCAAGTAGAAACTGAAATTGATTTTTTAAAAGCAGCATTGTCAGCAAAGGAGCTAATTGGATGAAAGACTTAATTATTTTGCTAATTGCCTTATGGATTGCTTCTACAGCTATATGCTTCCATGTTTGGCAAGAAATAGAACTGCCTCATAACCCTCTTTCTCAAGACCAAATAGTAAATACTGAGCCTGCTAACTGGGTATTCACTAAAAGAATTGTCGGGAATACCTACAAAACCTCTATTTCTCTTGAACCTAATTTATCTCCTAATGATGCAGTGAAGATAGCACAATACTTTGTGAAACAGAGATGTAAAACGGCTAAGATAAAGCGGATTACTATTCTCTACACAGCTAAGACAAATGTCTGGGTAATATGGGAAAAACAAAGTTAACGGTGCAGAGGACGGTTTGACTAAATTGCTTGTGAAAAAGCTTGACAACACAATTTAGTTATTTTATAATTAAAGAAAAAGGGAGGAGAATAAAATGGGCGAATTAAAAAACATTAAAATCAGTGAAGAAGGCGTATTTTGTTATTATTACCCAAATTTGCATTGGAAAGAACCTATAATTGTCCCGCTATCTTTCAATCAAATGGATGTTTTCCTCCATTCTTTCCATAATGGAGAATTTTTAGGATGGATAAATAAAGGGAGTATATGGTGCAAGAGTTTTAAATATAAAAGATTTAAAAAAAGCATTGCTTTGAATGTTTATATTTAAAGGGAGGGGAAAATGAATAAACAAAGAGTTGTAGCAAGACGGATGGATTACCACTTTCAGGGCTTTACTGAAAAAGAGGCTTCGGAAGTGGTGGAATTATGGGAGCAAGGACATCTAGAAAAAGTGCAAAGGAAATGGAGCTTGTGTGAATGGGATAAATGCCCTAGCTGTGGAGCTTTCATTATGTCAAATGGCCGTATTACAGGATGTATTATTTGCAATCATTCATTTATAGAATAAGGAGGTTATCATGCGTTCTTTCATAAATTATAAAGAAAAAGATGGAAAATATTTACCAGTTATTCATAATTATAGAATTCATGTTTTCTTTTACGCACTAAATAATCTTTTGCCTATAGAAAAACGGCTTTCTAATACTGAGATTGAAAGAATTAGCTCTTATTTAGATGAGGTATTGGAAAACCCTAAACAAACAGTTTTCTCAATTAAAGAATTAATAATTATATTAGAAAATTTATTAAAAGACGGTTATCGCACTCTTTCTTTTGAGAAACTAATAAATCTTTTAAAGAAGGAGTAAACCATGTATTACCCCAGAGTTACAGAAGTAATATCACCTTTCCTAGAATTTCCTGTTTCAAGCACTACATTGGAATTAGCATGTGAAAGAGGCAAGCTAATTCATAAATATTGTGTGGCTGAATTGCAAGATTTGTTTGTGCCTGAATATGGAGAATTAGAAGGATACATAAATTCCTTTAGAAGCCTATTACCTGTGAAACTTATTAAAGCTGAGTTTGAAGTGAAACACGAGCAGTTTGGCTATATCGGACATCCAGATATGGTCGTTGAATGGAAAGGCGAAAAGTGGTTATGGGATTTGAAAACTTCTGAGGTAGCTAATAAAGCATGGATTATGCAATTAGCAGCGTATTATTATGCTCTGCCTAAAGAATTGAAGCCTGACAAAGTAGCAGCGGTGAGACTTAGAAAGGACGGGAAACCTGCTATTGTTGATGTGGTGTGTGATGAAAAAATACCTAAGGCTTTTCAAGCATTCCTAGGTTTTTTGAATGGGTGGAGATATTTGAAAGGATAAATTTAAAGGAGGGGAAAATGATAATTAAATTTAGGGCATGGGGCAAATATAAAAAGAAAATGCATTTAAACGAAAATTACAACAAAACTTGGGAAATTATATATAAACCGCCATATATCGGTTTGGTAGCCTATGAAATAGGATTAAAAGAAAATGAAGAAGCAGATGCACTCGTGTTAATGCAATTTACTGGATTAACCGATATAAACGGCAAAGAAATTTATGAGGATGACATTGTAAAAAATAAATGCGGTCACATAGGAAAAGTTGTTTTTAAACATGGAGCTTTTGTTTTTCAATGGAATGATAATACAGAAACATATTGGAGTGCTGACCCAGATAGTGAAAATGATATTGAGGTAATAGGAAATATATGGGAACATCCAAACTTATTGAAGGGAGGCAAAGATGGAAATCAAATTAAGAACCGATAGAAAGTTAAATTTAATTGAAGAGAAAAATCAAGCATTACTCAATAGGATTATTCAGGCAATAAATGAGTTAGAAGATGATGAATTTATAGATATTCTTTATGGACGCAGAGGTAATTTGTCATTTTTGCAAAATGGAAGTGGAGATTTTAAGATATGCGATGAACGTTGTAAGTATGGAGATATTGAAAATGTGCCCTGCCAATGGTTGAAACAAGAAAAGCAATGCCGAGGCATATTTTGTCCACATTTTATCTTAAATTTTTTCTAAGGGAGGCAAAAATGGAAAACAGTAATGGAGTATTTACAGAATTTAGAGCCAATCTAGCTCTAATAGAGGCAAAGAATGCTTTTTTGGTGTGGAAGAAAAGATTTACTCAGCTAGAAGAAAAAGTAAAAACGCTGGAAATAACAAATGAAGAAAGTTGCCAGAAAGCCGCTGAGTTATTAGCTACAATAGCAAAATATGAAAAGAAAATTAACGAAGAATGCGAAAAACGGATAACTGTCCCTAAGACCTTTATTAAAAAAGTAAAAGCTAGAGTTAATGAAGTGGTTAAGCCTCTTTCTAATTCAAAAAAGACAATAAAGTTGAAATTGAAAGACTACAAAACTCGCCTTGAAATGGAACGCAGAGAAATGGAAAAGAAGGCAGAGGAAGAAAGGAAAAGGTTACAAGAGCAACTGGACAAAGAAGCCAAAGAAAAAGGAATTGAACCTGTTAAGTTGCCTGAAGTTACCATGCCCAAGGAAAA